CAATATAGGTGGTAATGCTGGCCCTTTATTAAAGTCATCAGCATTCAATACAGTACCAGCCGTTGATATGGATATTGGTCTTAACTTAAAAGTATCTGGCGTAGAAATAACAGGAGTATAGATCATGACACTATTATCAACAGAAGCAGTAACAGTTACAGTAGTAGACCCAGTTCTATACGACTCTGGGTGGACACAAATAAAAGGAACGGGCGCACACACTGACGTAAATATTCTTAAGGGTTTAGATGCTGACGCAATAGTGTATATTTATGGAAAAAAGTTCCACACAACACTATTTGAAGATTGGCGAGTAGAAATTAATTATAGAGAACCTACTGACTTTACACACTCTAACAATTTTGCTTGGCGTAGAACGTATGACAAGGGTCGTGTGGGTGAAAGTTCAGGTGAAACCTTCATCCCAAATGCCACTTATGAAGCAGTGATAAATACAACATCCCTTACTAATTCTTCATCAGAACACCCCCTTATGCAGAACACTACTGGTTTTGATTTAATGAAAGGGAATGAGCTACGTCTTCACGCACAAAATACTGCTTCTACCTCAGATGGTATTGAGTATCGAATTGTTGCAATACGAAGTGATGGACTACAAATGGTCAAGAGGTAGATTATGATTCATGTATGGATGGATGGAAACGAAATATCTAGACTCTCTTTATTACAGCCTGATGAACCTGCTGATCGTAAAGTACCCTCTGACTTTTTTGCAACATACCCTGCTTTTTGTTTTGAGTTAGTAGGGAATGAATTACATTTAAAATCTGATGCTGATGATTTGCGTGATGCAGCCATTGCAACAAAGGCAGCTTTAATACTAGCTTATGAATTAGTTGAAGCAAAGGTTACAAAGATTGCAGAGATTGACGCAAAGACTAAGGCAGACATATTAGCTCTGGTAGGCACTGACGTTAATCAACGTAATGACTTAGCTGCTTATTTAGCTGCTGTTGTTGCAGCCGATGAAGATTCAGATGATATAGCTAACTATGGAACCAAGTGGTCTGCGGTAGCTACGTTAAGAAGTCAAGGTAATGCCAAAGAAGTATCTGCAAATGCAGCCGCAGACATAGCCACATTAGACGCTATATAAGGGGGTTAACCGTGGGATTGTATTCAAACATTCACGCTAAACGTAAACGTATTAAAAATGGCTCTAAAGAAACTATGAGAAAAGTAGGTTCAAAAGGTGCGCCAACTTCTAATAATTTTAAATCAGCAGCTTTAACTATAAAGAAAGGATAAAAGATATGCCAAAAGGTAAAGGAACATACGGTACTACCAAAGGCCGTCCACCAAAGAATAAGCCAGTTAAAAAATAAGTGTGGTCTAGCCCGACAGGGCTTCCCTTAGTTCACCAAAGCACTTCCCTTCTCCCAGAGGGGAAGGCTCTACTCATAGAGCCAACGGTGTCTCAAATAGCCCGAAGACCAATCGAATATCTAGTAGTACAACCATCAAAGGAACCTTACGAAACCCAAGAATACTCAAGGAGGCTATGGGCATGCTAGCAGAAATCGCCATTGCCAACGCAATTTGGAAGACACTATCGACCGCTTTGAAGAACGGCAAGCAATTCTACGAGATGGGTTCACAAGTTAATGAATACCTAAGTGCAACTCAAAAAGTAAAAGAGAAAGCTGGGGATTCTAACAGCAGGGGAACTCCACTAGAAGCCTTTAACTACAACGAGACTTTGAATCGCCAGAGAAGTGAACTGGAGTTCCACCTAAAGAAAAGTCGATTAAATGGGTGGAGTGACTTTGTAAAATTCGAGGCTGAATGGCACAGAGAGCGAAAAGAAAAGGAGCAAGATAAAATCAACCAACGTATTAAAAGAAACGCAAAGATTCAGAAAGACGTAGAGTTAGCGATAAACGTAGGTATTGTTATGTTGCTTGCTTTGGGTCTTTTGTTTGGTGTTGCTGTCTATTACAAAGGTTACTAACGCAATGTCTCAAATGTCAGATTATGATGCAGGTCGTTTAGTAACTCTTGTAGAGAACCTAACTAAACAAGTCGAATCACTCAATACAACATCCACAATTCTATCCCAAAGGGTAAATAACTTAGAGAAACAGTTAGTCAAAGGTAAGGGTTTCCTTGCTGGTGCTATGCTGTTGTCGCTAAGTTTAGGTGGTGTTGGAACTACTTTCCTAGCTAAATGGCTAGGTACTTAACTAACAAGGAATAAACCATTATGTCCTCTCTGAATCCCCTAGTTGGGATTGCGGGGAGTGTCATGGACGGCTTAGATGATCTGTTTACTTCAGACGAAGAGAGGGCTAACGCTACTCTTAAGATGGAAAAACATTTACAAAAACCCCACGTATTACAAGCAATGGCTAACATTGAAGGTGCTAAACACGCCTCAGTATTCGTGGCTGGCTGGCGACCTGCAATCGGTTGGGTATGTGCTATTGGTCTTGGCTACCAATTTCTAATACTCCCCTTTGCTGGACTCATCAACGCTTACTATGCACTTCCCGCAGAACTCCCCGCAATAGCTTCCGCAGAACTCACAACCCTTGTTATGTCCTTATTAGGTTTAGGCGGCTTAAGAAGCTTTGAGAAATCTAAAGGACTCACTAAATGAAGCCTAGAAATTACAGGCATGAATACGATTCGTACCACGGTAAGGCCGAACAACGAAAGCGCAGGTCTGGTCGAAACAAGGCTAGGTCATTATTAATTAAGAAAGGTGTTGCCAAGAAAGGTGACGGTAAAGACGTAGACCATAAAGACCGTAACCCTACTAACAACTCACCTAGTAACTTATCAATCCAATCGAAGACTAAAAATCGAGGGTGGAGGAAAGGTAAAAATGGATATTAGTTTAGAACAAACCTTAGCTACCTTACACACAGCAGTGGCCCAAGAGCTATTAGATCGTGTGAGGTCAGGTGAGGCTAAACCCGCAGATATGAGCAACGCTATTAAGTTTCTCAAAGACAACAACATTGACGCTATGCCAGTTCAAGGTTCTCCCCTTGATGGTCTACTCAATTCATTGCCTTTTAACAGTGAAGGTATTTTAGACGCTTTAGCGCACTAGGCAGGAGATTAGTTATGGCTATTAAGTACAGAGGTGAAACCTTCTCAGGCTACAACAAGCCAAAAGCTAGTGCCAAAGGTACAAAGTCCCATGTCGTTATCATCAAAGATAAAGGCAAAGACCGTATGATTCGGTTTGGGGAAAAAGGTGCTAGTACAGCAGGTGCGCCTAAAGCTGGTGAGTCAGACAAGATGAAAGCTAAACGTAAGTCATTTAAAGCACGACATGGTTTAAATATCGCCAAGGGTAAGACAAGTGCGGCTTACTGGGCCGATAGATCAAAATGGAGCTAGGAGGTAATTATGGAGACAGATAAACACCCCTTACACGACTTTAGAAACTTCTTATTTCTTGTATGGAAACAACTAGCATTACCCGAACCAACTAAGGTTCAGTATGACCTTGCAGACTACCTTCAGACTAGCCCTAAGCGTTCCATCATCCAAGCCTTTCGAGGTGTAGGTAAGTCCTACATAACGAGTGCTTATGTGGTGTGGCGTTTAATGCTTTCCCCTGACCTAAAGATCATGGTGGTATCCGCAAGTAAAGAACGTGCAGATGCGTTCTCTATGTTTACCCAAAGACTCATTATGGAAATGCCATTACTGTCTCACCTTATCCCTGACAAAGACCAACTGTGGAGTAGAATAGCCTTTAACGTAAATGGCTGCATGGCCTCACACAGTCCTAGTGTTAAGTCGGTGGGTATTACAGGACAGCTTACAGGCTCACGTGCTGACCTTATTATCGCAGATGACATTGAAGTTCCTAACAACTCTCAGACACAACAGATGCGAGAGAAGCTAACGACTCTTGTAACTGAGTTTGATGCTGTACTTAAACCTTTAGACACCTCAAAGATCATCTACCTAGGGACACCTCAGACAGAAGAGTCTCTATACGATGCCCTACAGGACAAAGGATACGTAACTCGTATATGGCCCTCCCGTTATCCTAAAGCAGACCAAGTGAATAGGTACGGTGATCGTATAGCCCCTAGCCTTATGTTAGAACTTGAAGCTAACCCTGACATGGAATGGCAACCTACAGACCCCATGAGATTCGATGAGGAAGACTTACTAGAACGTGAGTTATCTTATGGACGCTCAGGGTATGCACTCCAATTCCAGCTAGACACCAGCTTGTCAGATGCAGACAGACACCCACTTAAACTCAAAGACCTCATAGTAATGTCAGTAGACGTATCTAAGGCTCCTGAGAAGCCAATACACGGTACTCTAAGCCACCTTGAAGTCAAAGATATACCCAACTTAGGGATGCGTGGAGATCGCTTCTACGAGCCATTTAAGCTTACTGGGGATTGGGTAGATTACTCAGGCTCAGTCATGGCGATTGACCCCAGTGGACGTGGTAGTGATGAGACTTCTTATTGTGTCCTTAAGATGCTTAATGGCTTCTTGTACTGCCCAGACGTAGGCGGTGTAGATGGTGGATACTCAGGGCAGACCTTAGAGTCTTTAGTAGCTATAGCTAAGAAGAACAAGGTGAACTACGTGCTAGTAGAAAGTAACTTCGGTGACGGTATGTTCAGTGAACTTATCAAACCTTACTTTGCTAAAGCGTACCCTGTGACCTTAGAAGAAGTCCGACACAGCAAACAGAAAGAGTTAAGAATCATTGACACTCTTGAGCCTGTAATGAACCAGCATAGGCTAGTGTTCGATAAAGAAGTCATACAGAAAGACTACGACTCTATACAGAAGTATCCCAATGACATAGCTCAAAGATACTCACTGTTCTACCAGATGACTAGGATAACTAAAGATCGTGGTGCATTAGCCCATGATGACCGTTTAGATGCCCTAGCTATGGCAGCGAATTACTGGGTAGAGCAAATGGCTACAGATGCAGATGAGCTAATGATTGAGAGACACAATGAACTCCTAGACATAGAACTAGACAAGTTTATGGGTCATCTTAATGTAAGCGATAAGAAAATCTCTAGTAACTCTTGGATGTAGCTGTTTGAAAACGCTCTACAGCCTTAGTGCTGTGGGGCTTTCACAGACCCCCTTGTTTGTCAATTAACGTACCGTTCTATAGGGAACTCGTTGCCTCCCTAGGAGTGGTACTTCAAGATGCATAGCGCAATGTAGTAGTAGTATCTTAC